AAAAGATTGGGTATTGATTGGCAGATATGCGGGAGCACGCTTTCGTTTAGAAGACAATCACGAGGTAAGGATTATTAATGATGACGAAGTTATCGGCACCATTAAGGATCCTGATGATATTAAAACTTTATAGGTGATTTATGGCTGAACAAGAATACGCTTTACCAGATATTTCAGAAGAGCAAGTAGAGAAAGCTGCTTTACCAGTTGGTAGAAGAGCTGATCAAGAGGCTTCTGAAGAAACTAAGTACATCGAACTTGAAGAAAACAAAGATGAACTTAAATCTGTTGAAGAAGATACTATTCAAGAAAATTTTGAAACTAGCGAAAAGATAGTTGAACAAAATAAAGACAAGGGTGAGGTTGAGAAAAAAGCTGCTTATGCACAAAACAGAATTAACAAAGCTGTAGCACAAGCAAAAGATTTTCAACGTCGTGAACTTATGGCTGTGCAATATGCTAAACAGCTAGAAGAAGAAAATCAAAAACTAAAAGCGACTAAAGAATCTTTTGAAAAGAACATGTTCGATAGTCGTAAGAGCGAAACTGATTCAACTATTGAATTAGCTAAACAAGCTCACAAACAGGCTGTTGAAGCAAATGATGCTGATGCTATATCTAGAGCTACTGAACTATTGAGCACTGCTATAGCTGAAAAAAAATACATTGAAGCATCTGAGCAGAGAAGCCAGTTTGAACAAGATTATAATCAAGCAGTAACTCAAGAGCCTGAAAGCCAAATTCAAGAGCCGCAAGAGATTCAAGAGTATGCTGAGCCTTCGCCAAAAGCACAAACGTGGGCCGCCAAGAATTCTTGGTTTGGTTCAGACAAAGTTGCTACGACTGTTGCTCTGACTATTCATGAGCAATTGGCAACAGAAGGTTTTGATTTAAACTCAGATGAGTATTACAATGAATTAGATAACAGACTTAGGTCGGAAATACCTAACAAGTTTGATAACAACGTGGAAGCTACAAAACCCGTCCAAACCGTTGCTTCACCATCACGCACTACATCGACTGGGCGCAAACCAAGTAATCGAGTGGAGCTTTCTCCAAGCGAGCAAAGACTAGCGAAACGTTTAGGCGTTTCATTTAAAGATTACGCAATACAAAAAGCGAGGTTACAAAAATCGTGAGTAAAGAAACTAAAACTGAAAAAAGGGCACCTAGAGCTGAAGAATCTAGGGAAACAAAAAAAGCGAGTACTCCTTGGAGACCGCCTGCAATGCTAGAGGTTCCTAACGATCCTCCAGCAGGAATGGTGTACCGTTGGGTACGAGCTGAAACGTTAGGTCAAGAAGACCGAACTAATGTTTCCAAAAGATTCCGAGAGGGATGGGAGCCTGTAAAGCCAGAAGAAGTTCCTGGTTACGATTATCCAACCGTCGATGATGGTCGCCACGCGGGCGTCATTGGAGTTGGTGGCTTGATACTCTGCAAAATAGACGAGGAAATCGTCAAACAAAGATCTGAGTACTTTAGTCAAGCTACACAAAATCAAATGACGGCTGTTGATAATGACCTAATGCGTGAAGAAAACCCTGCTATGCCTATCTCTAGGGAAAGGAAAAGCAAGGTTACATTTGGTGGAGGGGCTAAATAGCTTCTCTGATTTATTAATTGTTTGGAATTTAAAGTCGAATAAACATGGCAAACGAAACTACTAAAATGGGATTAGTCCCAGTTAGAAAAGTTGGTGGACAAGCATGGAATGGCGGACAACAAAGATACAGAATTGCAAGTGGTGCAACTACTGCTATTTTTCAAGGTGATTTGGTAACTCAACTCACTGGCGGAACTATAGGTAGACATGCTGCTTCTGGTACTGTACCAATTGTTGGCGTCTTCAATGGTTGTTCTTACACCGACCCTACTAGTAAAGAAACAGTATTTAGTAACAGTTACCCTGGCAGCATTGCTGCTAGTGACATTGTTGCTAATATTATCGATGATCCAATGGTTGAATTCACTATACAGTCAGACGAGGCTTTCCCCGTAACTGATTTGTTTGGTAACTTTGACGTAGTTGAATCATCACCTGTCGGCGACACAAGCACTGGAACTTCTAATGCTCAATTAGATACTTCAACTGGAGCTACTACAACTACGCTCCCTTTGAAAGCTATTGACATTTCACAAGATCCAGAAAATTCTGACACAGCTAGCGCTGGCACAAATGTAATTGTGGTTATCCAAAACCACGTTATGGGTGTGAAAGGCGCTGGATTAGCGTAGAGGTTTA